AGTTCCTGCTGTGTGTGTAGAGTATATTCCATTGCATGTTTCAAAAAAACAACCTATGATTTTTCCTTCTCTGGCTCCATCAAAGATAATTCCATAGACCCCGGCATCTTGATTGAAAATACAGTCTTCAATAAGATATTCCCAATATTGAGTGTCACTATCAGCCATATCATAGTGAATACCAGTACCATCCCCCGTGAATTTTAACCCTCTGAAAGTTGTTAGAACTCCATGATTAGTCTGTTCGAATATAGAGTTTGCGGAGGCGGTCGTTAAGATAGGACGGCCATAACCAATGATTTCCCTGTCAGCACTTGGCAGACTAATTTTTGTAGATATCGTATAGGAGGCCCCGTCACCTACAAAGGCTACCCTTTTGTGTGCGGTAATTGCTGCTTGTACGGCCATCGCATAGTCACCAGTCGAATACCACCATTGAGGATAAACCTCTTTAACGGCCCCATTACCGAACGCAACGGTACCGTCACCTGAAAAGATCTGATAGGCACCGGCCGGGACACCGCCGTTAACGGTGAGGGTCTTTCCGGCATCCACGGAAAAAATAGCCCCGTGATTTATATCCAGGGTAATGGTCGCGGGGACAGTCAGGTTTGTGCTTACCTGGTAGACCTGGTTCCCGGGTAGTTCTACCACGGCGGGATCCCCGTCGATGACCGCGATCACCCAGGCGAGGGATCCTGTCAATACGGCATTTCCATGATCACCGGCCATGGCCGCTACATACCAGACCCCTTTGATCGTGGATTCATCCCCCGGATCCAGGTCCGGGAGTTTTGTTAGGGTGGCACTTCCTCCGTCATAGGTGGTCACCGGGAAAGTGTCCGTAGTTTGCCCGGTGCCCCATTTGATGTCCTCTTTTCCCACATACCCGGTCGTGCCCTCCAGGTCTGTGATATCCGCGGCCATCGACCTGGTCGGGGATCCCAAAAGGCCAAAAACCCCCAGTATGATCAATAGATTACAAACTCGCTTTATCCACTTATTCATTTTTCCAGTCCTCCGGCATCCATGAATTTCCTCAAAAGGGTTTCTGATTTGGTGCATTCCTCATTGATGATCGTTGTCCATTTTATAATTTTATCCGGATCGTCTTTTATCTGCTCGATACGCTGTGCGGCCAGCCCGATGATGGTGATCCGGTTGGTCATATCGTGGCAGAATATGCGCGATCTTTGAGATAATTCACTCATTTTGGACCGGGTTTTTTTCCAGGGTGGCAATGGCCTGTCTGAGCTCGGCGATATCGCTTTTGATCCCCAGCTTTGTCTTGATGACCGCCATATCGATTTTGATGCCATTAAACATCTGGCTGCCTCGTTTCAGATCCTGTACGATCGTTTTCATGTCATCTCCCATATCAGCTACCTCTTTTTTCAGACCGCATGCTTCACACTGTGCCTTGACCCTCTTGTCCACAAGATTGGGGAGCTCGGCCTTTGATTTATAATACCCGATGACCAGGCCGCATAACGTGCCCAGGCATCCTACGATCGCTGAGACGATATAGGCTTCCGTGGTCATGATGTCTCTCCGTTTATCCGGACCAGATGATTCTTTTTTCTCTGCTCTACAATCGCCCGTCTCCTGGACCGGGTCCGGATCTCCGTCAAAAACTTATCGATCCGTTCGATGGTATGTTGATCAAAGCGCTCTGTCTTGGCGGCCTTTTGATACATGGACCGGGTGAAAAAAGAATCCAGGCGTTTTTTTGCCCGGTGCCCGTAATCGATACAGTATTTTCGGTAAACATCTTCGTCCAGCTTGACCTTTTTATCCAGGATAGTGACATGCTGACCCGGAAGCCCCGGATAGATTTCGAGCCGGGCAAGCGCCTTTTCGGTGATATCGTCTTTTTCCTGAACCCATTTGTAAGGGAGCCAGTGTTGAAATACACTGCCGGGATTGATCTTTTCTTCGCCCCATGCATTGAGCTCGGCAGGGATGTTACCGGAAAGACCGGGAATGACCTGGGCGAATGCGCTGAGCCAGCCCGATTTTTCGCGTACCTTGGCTTCACCTTCGCTGTATTTTTCATAGGCCCTGTTGAGGGATCGCCAGAAGCTCGAGTACGGCACAAAACTTGCCGCAAAACGAAAAGGGGCCTCCTTGAACTTTTCGTTTTTGTTAAAGACCTGTTGCATGCCCTGAAAATAACTCGAATCAATCAGATTATCGGTGAGACCCCGGGCGCATTCGCCGAATATCTCGGTCCGGGTCGCATCATCCTTGGCGTTTTTGATGCGATCGTGTGCTATGGCAACCGACGCGATCACCGTGTTCCACGGTTCGGCCCGGCGGTACTGGATCCAGGTATCACCTTTTTTTATGGACCAGGGCTTTTTGCCCTGACGATACATGGCATCCCGTTCGTTTTTGCTTTTGGGTGATTGCCCGATAATCTCACCTTTATCCACCTTGTAGAGGATATAGAGCGTCAGAAGGGCGCCTTCCACCTGTTTGGCCACGATATCCGGTGTGGGCATGCCGCGTCCCATCTTGCGGGAAACCACTTCTTTTGCAATCCCCAGACCGGGCGTAAATTCGATGCCCCGTTTGGTGAGATTGCCGATGGTATTGACAAACGGAATGATGAATTGAGACCCCGGCCCCAGGACGGGGACCTTCCTGAGCCGCAATACCCAGGCGGTGAAGGGATCCGGGTCATCCATAAACGTGCTGTGTTTGGCCTGTTTCATGGCCTGTTCATGGGCCTTATCGGGCAGGGTGCGCTTGTAGTTGCGTTCAAACTCCAGGCGTTTTTCACCCGTAAGGCCCTGGCGGTTGGCAACCCGCCGGGCAATGCTGTTGATCTCGCCATCATAGGCGATGGAATTGGCCCACACATCCATGGCCCGCAAGGCCCGGGTAAATACCGTCACCGCAGGGGCGGCTTTACGCATCCATTTTTTAGGGCTTCTCTCCCATGAACCCAGGGAGGAGGTGCCCATCTCCTGAGCCCATTTGGTCTCGAACTCGGCAAGCTCGCCGGTCCGCATCATCTGGCCGGCGGATCGTCTGCCTCGTTTAAAACCCGATGCATAACCCGCCATCATGGGCACGGCCTCATTCAAATATCGTGATCGGGCCTTGCCGGTAAATGTCGTCAGGACTTTGTCCCACAGGGCCGTATGGACGCGATGAGGGACCTGATAGGCCAGCCAGGCCGTATTGGATGCCGTATTGACCACATGGGTGGGGATCCCCGAAAGGATCGCATTATACCAGTATTCGATGACGTAATCCTTGAGCTTGGGATCTGGAAGGCGCTCTAAAAAGCGTTTGACCTCGGCAGGGTTATCCGTATTGAGGCGCTGGAACTCCTTTAACTGCCGATCGTTCAAACCCTTTTCGAGTTTTGAAAACGCCCTGGCAATACGGTTGACCGATATTTCCTTTTTATGATAGTTAAGCGCCCGGCCGATCTCGCTCGATGCGTCCGAGGCGACCACAAATATATCATCCCGAAAGGTTGTAAACTGATTGTTGAAGTCCTCCGGAGAGAGTTTCCCGGCGACAGCGTCATCCGCCATCTTGGCCAGGCGATCGATGCCGCTTACATTCACCTGCCGGATCGCATGGATCTCAGCCGTGTTGAGACCTTCGCCTGCCTTTGCCTTCTCGAGTACGCGGTTGGTGCGCTTTACATCCGCAAGAATGGCCCGGCCTTTTTCTCCCGTCACGTCCCAGGACTGGGTTTTTTTCTCGCCGGCCAGCTCCAGCTCCAGGCGCTTGGTCGAATCGGATAAAACCTGCTTTTCCAGGTTCACGGATTGGGCATATTTTGGGAGGGGTTCCGTGGGTTTCTCCACATATTTCTGGAGCACGGCTGCGGACTCCGCAGTAAATCCCTGGTCTACCAAAAAATCCTTGACCGCTTTGCCCGCTTTTTTAGCGTCTTTGGTCAAACGATCGATGGCGGCCTTCTGTTCTTTAGTGAGATCTTCGAAGCTCAAGGAGCCTCGTTCATCCAGGGTGGTCTTGATATCGGTGAGGGTATCGGTGAGGGTTCGTTCAGTCTGTACGGGTTTTTTCTCTCCATATTTTTTCACTTCATTCTTCAGCATCTCCGGGAATAACGGTTCGCGTTTGTTTTTCTCGGCGATCCGTTTGTCCTGTTCTATAATCTCATCGAGGATGGACCGGGTTTGTTTTAGTCGACCGGCCTTGAGGCTTTTTTTGAGTTTGATCCCTAACTTGGGGAGCCCTAGGTATGCGGCCGCTTCAATACCCGATGCCACTACGGCGGCCAGCTCGGGACTGCCCGTGGTCTCAAAGGTCTTATCGCCCCACCATTTAGCGGCCTTGCCCAGGGCTTCGAACGGCTTCATGGCCAGTTCGGTGGTTTCTTTCCCCAGTTCGGTCCTGGGTTCATATGTCATGGCCTGGGCGGTCTTTTCCTGCCATTCCGTGGCCTTACCGAAAGGCAGGCCTGCCATGCCTGCCAGGCCGCTCACGGGAAACGCGGCCATGCCTGAGCCGAGTGTGGCGGCCAGCTCGGGAGTCGCAAGCGCAACATCGCCCGCCATTTTCAAAAGGGAAGGTCTTTCAAAAGAACCGCCCGCGCCTGAAGGCGTTTTTTCCGTATCGATGACAAAACCCTGGGGTAGGCTATTCACATCACTAAAAGATGATGCAATAGATTTCCCGGTTATTGTATCTATGCCATTGACAAAACGGTTAGGGTGATCCGCTGTTTTAAACTCTGAGGGCCAATGGCCGCTTTCATCTGGGCTCATACCAGCATGATACGCGGCCCTATAATCATAATGATGTTTCGGATCATCGGGGTTAGGATTTAAGCCCTTTTTTTGCGAAATATTTGCATACCATTTTTGAAAATCGGCTTCTGTTTTTCCTTGCTCCTGATCCAAAACAAATCCGGCGGGCGGACCCGATATATCAGATAATATATCATCCGGCAAAAACCCGGGCGGTGGATCCGGAATTATTTGATGGGTACCCACTGACTGCCGTTCCATCCGATTTTTTCTCCGGTTTGAGGGTTGGTTGCGGTCTTGGTATAGGTTTGTCCCGGCATCATCTTTTCAAGACTTGGGCCGGTACCGGCCGCCGGTGCCGGATTATTGGCCTGGCGCATAAGGTCTGCGATCTCCATAGCCTTTTTTGCCTTTTCTTCGGCGGGCAGGGCATAATAACGGTCATCGTCATTGATCATCTTGGCTGCCTGGGCGATATAGGGATCCGTATCCGCATTGATCAACCGTTTCTGTTCGGGGGTGGCCGTACCCTTAAAATAGGCCTGCCAGGCGGTAAGCTTCATACCGGTGATCTGCTCTGATGGTTTCGCCTGGCCCGGTTCCTGGATCTGTTTGATCTTACCGGTGCGGTCATTAAAGAGAAAGATCCCGCCGTTAGAGGCCGTGGCCTTCCATTCGCCGGAGGGCTGGTCCTTCTCCAGTTTATCGATCTGATCGGGTTGTTTGAAATGCTCAAACAGCCGGTTAAGAAAAAGCCGCGCAGATTCGCTGTACCCTTCCTTTAACATGCCGATACCGGTTGTAAGGCCGTGCGTGTACTGCTCCGCCTCGATTTTACTCATGCCAAGGGCCTTTTGTACATCCAGCATTTTTTGTTGGTAATCCGCCTGCTGGGCCAGGCGTTGCTCCTGTATATCAAGACCTCTTTCGCCCTGGGCCAGGATGGCGGTCTGATAACCGGTCGCTGCCTGCCGGGTCTTTTCCTTTTCCTCAAGACCCATCTGGGTGAGTCTGCCTTTTAGTGCGCCGGCGCTTGCGCCTTCGGTCATTTTTGACAATCCGTAGCCTAAACCGTACATGATATGCTCCTTTCAGTCGCGTTTTCCGTTTTCCTCTAACCGTTGTCCGTTTTTAGGTTAACCACAATATGTTGTGGCTCCGTGAGCTCCGTAAACCACAATACCTTGTGGTTATCTGTTCCGGTGAACGGTGAACGGTAAACCGTCTTATAGCCCGTATCCCTGATACCCCAGGTCTATCATATTGCCGGTGCTGGGATCCCGATACCGCGTATAGGCCGGCATCTGCCGGAATCCGCCGCTTGCTTCCGGAGTCATCCCCTGGTTGGCCAGCATATACATCTGCATCAGATTTCCCGTTGCACCACCGGCCGCATCCCAGGTGCCCCGGGCCGCGTTGGCATACATATTGGCAAGGTTGCCGTAACCGGCCATGGCGTTTGCGCCCGCGCCCACGGATGTGGCGGGCAGGTTTCTTCCCAGGTTGGCGGCCTGGAGCATTTGATTGAATCGATTGGCCGAAAAATCAGCCACGGCTCCGGCCTTTGTCTGGGTCCGACCAAGCTCGATGTTTTTTGCCGTCTCCGTCTCGATCCCGGCTCCGGACGGGTAGCGCCCGCCCATGGTGCGCCGGGTAGTGGCCAGGGTATCGGCATACCCGCGATCAATGGTGCCCATCATCCGGGCAAACCCGGGCTGCTGTTCCACAGGGAGCTGGCTCTCCTTAACGATCTGATTTTCCAGGGGCGCAAAGGTCGTTGTATAGCGTTCCCATTGCATGCTCGCAAGGTCGCGCTGCCAGTCCGATGATTTTTTAAGCGCCCGGGCTTGTTTGTCTGCCGATCTGCTGGCTGAGTAAGCACCATAGGCCGAAACCGCTAATGCTCCTACTGCGATTGCTGCTGGCATTGCCAAACCTCCTGACTGATCCCGTAAAGAAACTGATCAAATAAAATGCCGCCTTTTAAAAAACTTCTCCTGTTATTCCCTTCCATATTAAAACCACACGATTTTGCGAATAAAACCGCCGAATGGTTAAATCCCGGTATCCAGGTCATGATCTTTAGGCATTCGGTGTATTCAAACATCCAGGATACTGCGGATTTACCGGCCTCAATTCCTTTCCTGCCCCGGCCGTCAGGTAAAATCGCGGTGTGTGCCTCATACGTGACACCGTTTGCCGGGACAAATACAAATATACTGAAATCATTAGGGCTTAAAACATAACAAATAGGACTATTTATAAAAATTTCACCGATCCTGAAACGCACGGCCGGATCTACGAAATCATCTATCGTGTCAAAATACACCGAATCATGGCCAAGAATGGCGTTGGCTTTATCGATATCTTTGGCTTCACATCTCATTATGTCGCTATCCCTTCCAATGCTTCCAGTGCATGGATCACGCCGTTGAGCGTATCCTTGATCGCATCGATTTCCGTCTTGAGGGTACCCAGTTTGGTGTTAAATCCGGCCCGATCTACATGGTCCGCGCCGGTATCCAGCGTCATCGCGCTGATGGCCGAGGCATCGGAGATGGCGGCCTGCTGTTTCAGCTTCAGGCCATCGCCGTCCGCATCGATGCCGTGATCGGCCTTGCGTTTGACCGCCGGGGTGATGGTCCCTGCCGGTCCATTATAGGTTAATGTGATGCCGGAGCCTTCCACAAGGACCGCATCCATCTCGCCGGGCAGGGTTGACAGGAGAGTCGCCTGATCCACCCGGATCGAATCCCTATCCTTTACCCCTGGCCCCAGATTCTTTATGGTTTTCCCGTGGCCCATCGGGTTTTGGCCTATGGCCTCCGCGCTGTCCAGCCGGGCGCCGATATCGATCAGAAAACGATTGAGCGACGGCAGATCCAGCCGGGTGAGGTGATAGACCCTTTTTCGTGTGGTGGTAGACATGGTTGTGGGCGTCGGATTGCTCATGGGTTGTATATCGTCCTTACATCATCCACCCCGCCGGTACCGGTGAGGTGTATTTCGAGGTTGATTGCCATTGTATCGACCGGGAGCTTTAACGTGCGATCACGATCCCGAGCCCATGAAAGGGCCTTTTGTGCGATCTCGACATCATCGGCGTAAACCGTGAGCGTCACGGTCCCAAAACCGTTGATAACGACCGAATCAAAGGGTTTTTTATACGGCACTCTCCCGTCCAGATAGCCGCTTTTCCAGGTCCAGGTCAGTGATCCGGTGCCGCCGTGGAGCTTCCGGATCCCGGTTGCGTCCACATAATACATCTCCCCCGTGTTCTCCATTTTATAGGCCGCGTAGGCCACCGGGCTCAACGTATACCAGTTATTGAGCCTCGGGCGGGTATCCACCACGAGGGCGCCGCCTGTATGAAAGAGAGTGATCTGGTCGTCGTTCTCGATCATATGTGCCCCCGAAGCTGCGACATTGGCTTTAAACCAGGCCTCCGTAAAATAGGCGTCCGAAAGGACCCGGGTATCCACCAGGTTGAACCGCACAAGACCGGAATCGGACAGATAATGGATCCCTTTTGAGCTGATACAGGCCGCGTTGCCGATACAGGGCTCTTTTCCCAGGGCCTTGGACGGTTGTAATAATTCCGGATGGGTGCCGTCGACGCGATGCGGCCCTTTGGCCGTAAGGACAGCCAGGGTGCCGGCCAGGCTGAAAACGCGTTTGATGGTCGACGGAAAATTCATGGTGTAAAATGACGGCCAGGCGTCGGGGATCCCGGGCTCATTCCAATACAGGGTGGATCCTTTCCAGGCAAACAGGATCCCGGCCAGGGGTTCGTTGACAAGACCGTCAAATGTGACCTGGGGCTCGTCAAATACGATCTGATTACCCTGGTCTGACGTGTACCAGGTCATGGGAGCCGTATCCAGATCCGCGTCTTCTATGTTATCGTCATAGGTGGCAGTATCCGCGTCCACCTTGGCCACAAATTGATAGGACCCGCTTGAGTCGCTCACCCGGTAGATATTCCAGTAGGTGACAAGATCATCGGCAATGGCCGGGCGGGTGATTAAAACTTTCTTGTCCGCCACGGTGATCCCCGCCGTCGCGCTGGGGCCTGATTCGTCGGTGTAGCCGTTAACAGACCGGGTGGTTGTAATAAAATAGGTAAAGGTATCATCGAGGGAGCCGTCGCCGTTATCGGCCACGGTCGGGGCGGTAAGCCGGGTCTGTCCCAGAGGTGCGGAAACAGTGCCGATCTTTTTGTACGGCACACCATCTAAGAGATAAATCAACAGATCATAGTCGCCGATCTTCCAGTCCATGAAATACCGGTTATTGCCCATCTCCCATCCGGCATTAAAATAATGGAGCGCATTGTATTGATTTACATCGGCCTGGATCAGTTCGGCATCGGCCATGGCCCGGATCTTCTGGGAACTGAGATCGCAGTTTTCGGCGATCTGGGCATAGCCGGGCTTTATGTGTTTTCCAAACCGTGGGGCAAGGCCGAAAAAAGCATTAAGATCAATGGAGCGCATTAGCCCTCCCTCATCATATCCGCCAGTTCCCGGGCACGCTCTTTGACCTGTTCGGCCCATCGGCTGTCCAACATCTCATCCGCGGCCCGGTTATAATCTCTCGATGTCAGAGCGCCCATCATGCGCTTGAAATTGAGCACACCATTGAGCCCTAAATTAAAAATCATCTCCACCAGTACTTCTTGTCGTTTTTTCGTAAGACCAATGGTGATTGCATCAGACAGTTGTGAAATACCCAAATAAGCCGTCATAACATCATCTAACAGAATGGTTAAGGCCGAGGTTTGGCTGATCGGTATCCTTAAATAATGGCCATAACCGATGCTTGCATTGCCCAGGCTATCCCTATAAGGCCTCAGTCGAAGCCCTTCGTGCCTCTTGATACGCTCAATCAATGTTTCCATTTTTCTGTTTCTCCTCTGCCATCACGCCGGATAACATCCCCCGTAATCTGTGTCACCGCGCCACTGCTCGCCTATGGCCCGGGACGTCCACTTCCTGTATTCCGCCGCGTGCTGATCCGCCAGGGCCAGGTCGTCGATCGTGCCCTCATGGAGCAGGCGCATGGCCGCGCCATAAGGGATGCCCTGGTGAAAAAGGGTCGATATCATGGTATCCGGAAAATCGTCGTCCGCTTCCATATATGTCGGTTCCGCGCAAAAGAGAACCTGGATATTGTTTAAATAGGGATTCGGATCGCCTGCGGCGGCCCCATCCGAGGACGGTGTGATCACGGCCAGTTTGCCCGGGCTCAAATGGCTCGCGTACCAGACATTGGCGCTATACCCCATCAGATCGATGTCAAACAATGTGACCGGGGCGAAAGCCGGGGCGTTCCTGCCACTAAAGCCCACGCGGATGGGAAAACAGAAAAGACGCAACGTGCCGTCTTCTTCCACGCGGGTGGTGATGTCGTATTCAAAAATATCCTCCTTGAGCTGGACATTGATTTCTTCCTTGATCGTCTGCACCTGCAGGTTAAAATCAAGGACCGTATCGTTTATCGCCTCGGCGGCCCGGGTCGATGACCAGCGTTCACCCAGTGGATCGCCTGCCAAACGGAGCGTATCCTCGATAAGTGTCTCAAGATTTTTTCTGTAGTCATTTACTATGCTCATACGGGTTTTGCTCCTGCATTAGGACCCTGATGTTCGCTCAACCGCTGCATGGTCAAGATCACGCCTTCCCATATCACCGAAAACAGTTTTTGCTTGAACTGGTGCGCCCTTGATTTTGAGCCCCTGAGCAGGCGCTCGGCCGTGCCGTATTTCATATCCTTATGGATATAGGTTGGCAGATCCGGATCCGGATACGTCTGGGGGCGGTCCCATTTTTCAGGCGCCCGCACATACGTGACATAGGCGTTACCGTACAGGCTGATCAACTCCCGGATGATCCGGCCGCTGCCGGACCTGGAAAAGGGGATCCCGCTTACCCTTCTTAAGGCCAGGTTGGCGTCAAAGGGAAGTGCGCCGCCGTCCTCACCCACGATGCGGCGCAAAAGGCCGTAATCCGTGTCTCGTGTAAATGAGCTCCCGTCCCGGCCCGGCGTGGGAATAAAACCGACCTGGTTGGGCGCCAGGGTGTGATCCCGATAAAACCGATTTGGTTCGCCCTCGGATGACCGGGCCAATGCCTCATAATCCCTTTCCGCAATAGACGTGGGCACAAGGACCGTGCCGGTCCGGTTGTTTATCCCCACGCGCAGGATCCGGATGCATTCGGGGGGCAGATCATAGACCTGGACGTCCTCCTGGAGAAAGATCACCCGGCTGTCTTTTAATACCCCGGTCCGCCGGACCATCTCAAGGAGCATGTCCTGGGTACAACGGCGGGCCTCACTCCAGGTAAAGAGCCAGCCGTCACTTCCGCTTGACTGGTAGTCGTTACACAACCGCAGGGCATCATCGATGACCTGGAGGAGTGTCCGGGCGTAGGGGCTGGTCATCAGCAGACCTCATTGACTTCCCGCTCGGTGATCTCGCGTTTTAAGGCGATCTTTCGTAACCGGTTGTAGGTTTTTTCATCGATCCACCCAAACAGCTCAAACGGATATCGCGGCGAATATTCCACCACTTTTCGCCGGCGGATCTGCTGGGTGGAGCCGCTTCCGTCGTCTTCTTCCGTGATGGGTTCGAGGGCATTTCTGAGCGCATGGACAAATTTGGCTTTTATCGGGATATAGGATCCGCGTTTCATCCGGATGGTCTCACCGGTTACCCGGACCACGACCAGGGTGGGATCCTTTTTTGTGCGTTTCCCGCCCATACGGATGATGGCAAAATCGCGTTTGGGTTTTACCTCTTCGGGTGTTTCCTCGGCCTCTTTGTCCGCTTTTAAGACTGTGTTTGTTTGTGCCATATATTCTATCCTCCATTGTATGTCCCTGTCGGGACGTTCACCGTTATCCGTTCACCGTTCACTGACGAAACGGTGAACGGTGAACGTTTTCTAACGTATCGCCATCCAGGAGAGTTGCTCCCCGTTGGCGTTTATGTCGCCATCCGCGCCGATAACAAAACCCGGGGTGGTCTTGACCTTGGCGCCGTGCCTTGGGTTGTCGCCCACCAGACTGTCGCCGATACACTTATATGCGGCATCCCCGGTCGCGGTCCGCTGGTAATGACCGTCCACATAGACCTCTTCTTTGGATGTCAAACTGGTGAGGTCATCCACCCACCCGTTTCCGCCGTCATCATCGTAGACGATCTCATCACCGCCCGCATAGGCGGCGATGCCGTCGGCCGCCATAACCGTGCGGCTCATGGCGGCCTGGGTGATCCCGAGGGTCTTGATCCCTTCATCCATCTGGGTGATCAAGGCCATCTGGCGGTTCCACTCGATCACGGGCTCAATATTGCCGGCGTCTTCCATGTTCCACACCTTCACATAATTAGGGATAAACCCCAGGCATACGTTGATGGCCGCGCCGGTGCCGTCGCATGTGCCGTGTACAATTTCAGGTAAATTCATGATATCTCCTCCAAAACTTTTTTTATGTTAACTGTTTTCCGTTAATCCCGATTTAATCGGGATTAACGGTTACCGTTCCTTAGCTCGGGTTCTCCGAACATGCCACCTCGATGCGATCCATCAGCTCATCGTTAAGGATGATGCCCGAATGCCAGAACTTCCAGCCCAGTGTCCCGCGCTGACCCAGGGGATCGCCACCTCGTGGCTTGGGATTGACCACGGCGATGGATCCGGAATTGACCCCGCGCAGCGGCACGGTGGCCCAGGCGTCGGGCGCCACGACAATCATCGGGTAGACGTCGGCTTTTACACCGGTGGTAGAGATCATGGAGCCTTTATCCCCGCCGCCATCGGCCCACGGTCCAAACATGGTGGTCGCAAGAAAACGGATATTTTCCCCTGCACCCACCTCGCGATCCAGGGCCTTACTCGGGTCCGGGTAATTCTGCACCTGCGTAAAACCGGCCACATTCTTTAGATCCGCTTCGCAGTCCGTATGACACATGCCGAAAAACGACGGTCCCACGGGCGATGTATCGTAATTGGGCTCGCCCGACAGGATCTCCATATAGTACTCGGCATCCGCGCTCCGGAGCGTCCGGACCACCTTTCTGAAAAACCCTCGGGCCGGGAAGGTGTTGACATCAGTCCGGTCCGCTCCGTTGGCGAGGCTTACAGAGCTCCCACCCTTTAATATTTCGATATTAAGCGCCTCCCGGGTCTCTCTCATCTGTCTGGCCTGTAACGACCGGAATTCGGCCAGGACCGGGTCCTCGTGTATATCCTGGATCACATCCGTGATCCCGATCCAGTCACCGAATTGCTCCAGCGTGCATTCCACGTCCACATAGGTGGGTTTGCTCGCCGGTGGAGTGACCCCTTCCTGGAGGGGTGCAGTGGCCACGCTTAGGGCTATATACCGCCTGAAGACCTGGGTCCTGCCCTTGCCTTTTGGCATGGGTTTTGTCTGTGCGGTCCGCTCGGTCACCAGACCGGGGGTTACTCGCGCAAGCAGTTTCCCATATGCCACGAAATTGGTTCTCGGTGAGATATCACCGTATAATGTGTATTCAGTTGCCATATGTCGTCCTCCGTTTGAGGGCATAGGGCATGGGGCATGGGGCACAGGGTGAAAACCATTAGCCTATGCCCATGCGTCATGTCCTATGCCGTTTTATTTCTTTGCGTTTGCACCCTGGCTAAACAGCTCCTCGGGTGTTTTGTCGTCATCGCCTTTCGGTTTTTTGTCTATGTTCTGCGTACCTGATTCAGGCACGGCGCCGGCGATGTCCTTGAGATCCTTAGCCTGTGAAACCTGCTTTTTGTCATGGGCACCGGCTGCGGCGCTGGCCGTTTCCTTTTTGAACCGGGTTAAAAGACCAATGGCCCTGGCCGGATCATTGATCGCGGCAAGGGTGGGATTGACCTTTTGTTCGGCTTCAAACCAGGTCTTATACGATGCGCTTGCCATGACCTGATAGGCGTCCGGATGTCCGGGGATCCACTCCCCGGTCTGGCCCATCACACCGACGACCACGGCCCGCTCGAAATTGCTCTGGCCGATAGTATCCTGAAGACTTGCGACGGTTTTCTGAACCTCGGTAGGGTCCAGGTTCCCGAACTGTTTTTTGACCAGTTGCCCGGCCTCATAAAGAATCGCGTTTTTGGCCTCGGGATAGTCCGCATAAAAGCCCTTGACTTCGTCGGGGACCTCCTCGGTTGCCGCCGGTTCGTCCACTGTTTTTTTTGCAGGGACCGGGGTCGGGGTCTCTAATGCCTTAAGCCGCTCGCTCAGTCCTGTGGCCCAGGCTTTGGTGTCAAACAGGGCCTTTTCGAGGGCCTCGTATGTGGGTTTCTTTTCGGGCTTTTCGCCGTCGCTAATCTCTGCATCACCAGAGGGCTTTTCGCCGTCGGGCTTTTCGCCGTCGCTAATCTCTGCATCACCAGAGGGCGTTTCGCCGTCGGGCTTTTCGCCGTCGCTAATCTCTGCATCACCAGAGGTCTTTTCGCCGTCGGGCTTTTCGCCGTCGCTAATCTCTGACGTATCAGAGGGCGTGGTTTTTTCGCCGGTGCCTTCCAGAAAGGCGGCCTCTGCCTCTTCATCGGTTAAAGGGTTATCGTCGATTTCTGTCTCTTTTTTTTCTTCTTTTCCTGCCATGAGTTTTTCTCCTTCGGTAATCCATCCGCACCGGGCAGGCCCGTCAATATGCAATATCGGGTAGTCCGCCGTCGTCGGATAGGCCGGGAATGGGTTTACCTAAATAGATCTCCAAATCAACCAATCACATAATCGCCACTAAGGCCATTATGATAACACCATGAATTATTGCGGCTGCTATATGCCTCATTGCAGCCCGCACTCCCAGGACGTAAGATATGTCGCTTCCGCAAAATCCGCAGCGTGAATAAAATAAAAAAACGGCACAACCGTATCGGTGGTATCCCAGGTAAACGCCGCCGTGACCGTCGGCGCTGCGCCGTCTATCTTGTATGTAACGATGCCGTTGACATCCACATAAACCGCCAGGACATGGGCTTCTGTGTCTCCCCACGTATCAGTCGTGTCGGTGCTCGTTGTACCGGCATTGTCATCGATGGTCTCGATATAGATAGCCCCTGAAATCACATTCAAGGCGGCCATATTGTTGTAATCGTCGATGGCGGCCTGATACGCCTCGGCGGTCCGAAACCCCACGGCGCAATCATCCGTGCCGCTAATATCGGTCAGATAAAACGTCGCCTTGAAATAAAACGCGTCCGTGCCGATCACGAACGCGGATCGGGACCGGGCCGTAATCCCCTGGCTGATCTCCACCCCGTCATCTGCGGCCGCCACGTCCATGGCGATATCCAACCCGCCCGCGGCCAGACTCGGCGCCAGGATGGTCTGGGTTCCGAGGATATGGTATTCAAAAATGTTATCCTCAAACGCCATCACGTTTTCATCCCCGGTCGTACCGGTGGCCGCGCCGCCCGCGATCTTTGCCGTAACCGGGTTGGTCTCGAATTCCTCCAGGGTAAAACGCCGGTCAAGATACGATTGTTTCACCTGGTCCGCCGGTAACTGGCATACACCGCCGGTGACCTTAATGCCCTTTTCAAAGGTCCAGGGAGCCGTGATGATTTCGTCGGTCCGTGGTGATAAAGCCACCACGCTAAATAATGCGACTACCGCGACAATAACCCCTATCCATGTTTTTTTACTAAATTTCTTCATGCGTCTGATCCTCCGTCTGTTTTTTATTTTCATCCAATTGCTTTCCTAACTTCTCGGGCATCTCCCGCAGATCGGTTACAATCGCTTTGATGCCTTTAAAGTATCCATTGACCTCAGGAGTTTGACCTAATTTATTCAGCTTCTTATCCGCAGCCTCCCATATGCGTTTTAAGAGCGTATCCAAATATGCCCAGTTGCTGTCTCTCATAAGCACGGCCAGGCGTTCGCCTTCCTCTTCGTCCAGGGCCGGGCCGGATGGAAAATCGATCATGGTTGCTCTCCCTGTGGCGCCATGAGCTGTGGCCGCATCTGTGGCAGTTGCCGGGCAAGTTTTTCGGCCTCCTCATCAACTTCTTTATCCGTCGGATAAAAATTATCCGGTTCCAGATCATAGGCTCGCGCCGCCTCGCGCAAAAAACTTAGCACCTTTGTAAATTGGGCCGTATACTCGCTCGACAGGGACAATTTCATGAGCTCCATGATGTTTTGTCCCCGCTCCGCCTTTTCCAGATAGCTTTCCCATCCCTTTGCCCTGGGCGTGTAATCGCCCTTGATCTCTTCCCTCGGGTTGGTGAGCATATGCCAGTGATAAAATCCGGTGACCAGTGGGGTGATATGGCCCTCATCGTGGTTGCTGACCGTGCCGCCGATCATCTTGTTTCCGGATTCGGTAACTTTGCTGATCTCATATGCAGTCGTGCGGGCGTCTATCTTCTGACCTTCCATGGTGCGGGCAAGTCCTGATTCGTCGTCTGCAAACTGCCGGAAAAATTCGATCAACTTAGGCGTATTGCCCGTGATATCCGGCGGGCTGTAGAACTGGAGCGCCTGGCGCACATCCTCGACTCCTTCGTTGGTCTCAAATGCCTTTCCCGGGTACAGGCTCTTATTCTGTCCCGGTGCCAGGTTTCTCGGGTTCCACCACATCAGGAGATTGCTGGCCAGGGCCTTATTGTCCAGCATGGTGCGTGTCAGGCCGTTCACTATCATCTGGCTGTCTTCAATGTTTTCCGGAAGCCCCACGCCGCCGGCCTCGTGGGGGAGCCGCTCCCATTCGGCCTTGTAGATGTTGCGGTACGGCAGGGGATTGATCCTGGGTTTCCAGATGACCAGGGGAGTTTTGCCCTTGGCCACGATGCACTGGATCTCTGCCTCTGCGCCATCCAGCCGGCTGAGATCCCCGGCGCTCTCTCCGTCATATTTTTTTAGATATTTTATGGGCACCCGGCCCATGAACGTGTAAACCGGGATGACCCGGCGGTGTTTATTGTATTGTTCCCGGACAGGACCCTGGGAGTCGTCTTCTTCTTCGCTGGCTTCATCCATGCTCTTAAATTGATTGGCGACCTGTCCGATGGCGGCCTTGTCATAACCCGGGCGTTCCGTTAGAGATAGAAAACGGCCCTTGCTCATCATCTCTCGGACAATAACGCCCTGGCCTTTTTGATGATCCGGGGTTTCCAGATCCCAGAACACGCTCCAGACACCGGGATTTTCCACGGTAGGCCGCCACACGGCTTTTTGCCGCAGGGTGTGCCTGCCGTATTGCTGTAGGATCTCCGGGCTGTAATCCATGCCCTGGGATCCCGGGACGCCAAAATCAACGGTTACATGCGGGGTGGAACGATAGAGCGGCCCCCATAACCACGAGTGCCCGTAAAGGGCCATTTCGAGTATGGCCATGGTGGTCTGGGTGGATGCCTTGCACTGGGTGAAATCATCCTGGATCTGCTTTTTCA